GCGCGGATCCGGCCCCTTGCCGGCCAAGTCCTGCTCGAGCCGCCCGAGGAAATAGCCTGCGTCACCGGTCCGGATCTTGTCGTTCCAGTACGCCGCGTCGGTCAGGCCGCTGCCGCGCGCGCCGGGCGTGACGCCGTATTTCTGATAGAGCGCACTGAGGCGGGGATCGAGGTTGCCGGTTGCCGGTTGACCAGGTTGCGCAGGCGCGCCGGTCGCGCTCGGGGCGGCCGATCCCGCCGTCGTGTAGTGCGGATCAATCCCCGGCACATACGCGGGCGCGTCCGGTAGGTTGAACCCGATGGACGATCCCAGCGCGGACGCGGCATTGCGGCGGCCCATGTACTGGTCGTAATTGGCGTGGCGCGCCGCTTCCGCATTGAGGAAGTCGTTTTCGGCCTGCTGGCGCTGGAAGACTTCGGCGCGCTGCGTGGCGGCGTCCTGCACTTGGCCCGCCTGCTTGGCGGCGTTCGATCCGATCTTCGCGGCGGCGATGCCGCCACCGGCGGCGGCAATGCCCGCGATGACGGCCGCCGTGCCGGTCGCGATGAAACAGTCGTCCCGCTCGCACGAGGGATTGCCGTCGTTACGCCGCCACATCAGAGACTCCTCTGGTAATGCACTTCGATCTTGTGAAACCCGAGTCGCTCATAGAACGCGCCGACCTTCTCGGAGGGCGCAATCATCTGGAACGTCGTCGCCCCTTGGGCGCGCGCCCACGCTTCGCCGGCCTGAAACAACTGCAAGGCCGATCGCCCGCCGCGCGCCGCGGGCTCCATCCACCACACGATCTCGGTCGCGATCCGGTCCCCGTTCATCGGATGCGTGTAGGTGGTGAGCGCCATCATCCCGACGAGCGCGCCGGCTTGCTCCACGACGAACACGACGCCCGCGCCGTCAATCAACGATCGCGTCAACGTCGCGAGCCGATCCGCGTCGAAGCGGATCGCGCCGGGATATTCCGTCTCGATGAAGTGCGCGCCCATCGCCGCAATCGCCGGAATGTCCTCGACCGTCGCCAGCCGGATCACGTGAGTTGCCGCACCACGACGTCGAGTGCATAGACCATCGAGGTCGCCCCCACACTCGCGTAGGTCGTCGCGTACTGCACCGGCTGCCCGCTGTCGGGCCGGATCGGGATCGTGCTCCCGTCCACCGTTGCCGTCGTATTGCCCGTCTGCGCCGCAAAGGCTTTGCTGCACGCGATCCCGCCCTGGGTCCAACTCACCGTCACCGCAATCGAGCTCGAGGTCGACGCGGCCGTGGTCACTTTCGCCGCCCAACTCACCTCGAAGGTCGCGGGCTGATTGGGCGTATAGATCGTCGTCGCGCTGATCGAGGCCGACAGCCCCGTGCGATGCGTCGACGCCACCGTGAGGACCGCCGAGAGCAGTCGCGTCACGACGAGCGAGAGCCACCGGTACCAGCGCTCGCCCATCCGCCCCGACGGATCGATGAGCGGGTCGGTCTGCGGAATCGGATCGAGCGCTTGACTCATCGATCACGCCGCCTGCTCCGCCGCCGCGTTATTCACGTAGGCGTCGAGAATGCGCAAGGGCACCGGATCGGTGATGACGACTTCGGGCACCCAGAGGCGCGGCGACCCCAGGCGATTCCAGAAACACCGCTTCGTGTACTGCCCGATCCGCCCAATCCCACACGTCCGCTCGGGTCCCCACGTCTTCCCGCCATCACTCGAGAAGTGGCCCATCACGACCGGATCGGAGCCTTGGCCGCTTTGCAGCCCGAGCCCCGCTTCAATCGCGATCTCGAAGCGACTGATCGACAACCGCTGCAAGTCGTTGACGAGCACCGGGCCGCGGCGCAGCCGCCGAATGGCCGATCCGTCGGCTTCGGTGCCAGTGGTCACATCCATCAGCGACAGCGTGCCGGTCGCCGATTCCCCGGTGATGTGTTTCGACCCGAACGCGTAGAGGTGAAACCGCGGATGCCACACGTCGTACGAACCGGTCGTGCTATTCCACGTCCCGAGCTCGGTCCACTTCCCCATCGTCAAGTCGTAGAGCCAGGTGGCATTCGCACTCGGAAAGCGGAGCACGTAGAACGTATGGCCCACCATCTGGAACAGGAAGGCTTCGGCGTCCGTGATACTCGCCGTGCGCTGATAGCCGGCGATCGCGGTATCGAGTTCCAAGGTGCTGATCGGTTTCACGCCGTAGCCTTGGGTCATCACCACGAGGCCGCCCCCGTCTTTGTTCGAGGCAAGCCAGAAGCCTTGGCCGCCGCTAAACTGCAGCGAGAAGGGCGCAATGATGCCGTAGGGAATGTTCAGGCCCGCGCGCGCGGCGAGCGGAAAGGGCGACGTCCCCGCGTCGTACCAGACATCGCCCGTGTTCGCCCCGAGCAACCAGATATCCGGCGCATTGACCGCCATCGCGACCCAGGGATCGGGCTGCGCGCTGCGTAAGGCAAATTGCGCCACGTCCCACGTCAACCCGTCGTTCAGATTCGAGAGGCGCAGTTTCCCCGTCGTTTGATTCAAGGCGAGGAAATACTCGTCAAGCATCCCGACCTGATGCGCTTCCCCGGTCAAGACTTGCGCGAACGCATTACTGCTCAGGGTGTGGATGTAGAGATTGCCGCCCGTGGCAACGGCGACTTGGCCGCCCGTCGGCCCGTTGTAGGCCAACTGCGCGACGTTCGCGTCTTGGCTGCAACTGGCGCGGCGCGTGAGCGTCGCATCGGCGAAGGGCTCGTAATAGCCGCCCCCGACGACCGTGAACGCGCGCGATCCCGTCCAGATCCCCCCGCGGCCGCCGACATCGACGAGCACGCCGAGGGAATTCGCCGCCGTGATCCACGCTTGCTGCCCGGGTGTGGGATACAAGGCGGTTTTGTGCTGGCGGCCCTCGGTGCCGATTTGCTCGACGTAGAAATTCACCGTCCGCTCGCTGGTCGCAATCGCGCTCAGGGAGGGAGAGGATCCGCCGATGAAGCCCTGGTACGACGGCATCCTAGTTGTCCGTCAGGATGTTGTAGATCCCCGACGCGGCGAGCCCCGGGACCGCCGCATCGAGTTGCAGGTCGGTCGGCCGGACGTTCGCCGCCTTCACCCGGATCGCGGAGTCGGTCGCAATCTTCGCGATGACCGCCGGGACCGGCTTGTCAAACGCCGCGGCGAGTTCCACGGTCAGATTCGATCGGAAGTAGCGCCGATACCCCCGCGGGAGACTCACCGTATCGCCCAGGGCCACTTCGCTCAGGAGACTCGGCGTGTAGATCACGCCGGTGAGCGTCGCACTCGTGGGAATCGGAAACGGTTTCAGCGTGCCTGTGGTCCCCGTCGTCGGGTCGTAATAGAAACTCGTCGGGTACGTGGCCTGATACGTTTTCTGCGGAATCCCTTGGTACTCCGCCTCGGTCAAGACGCGCCCGAAGAGGATTTCCTGCGGCGTGGTGAGACTCGTATCCGAGTACCCCAGGTTGCTGATGGCTTGCGGGCTGACGGGTTTACTCACATTCACCGTCGAACCCGATCCGACCGTGTAACTCGTCGTAAGGGCGACGATCGTCCACGTCGCACGGCTGACCGAGGGAATGGTCAACCCCTCGAGCGCGAGGGCATCGATCCAGTCATTCAGCCGATCGAGCGCCAAGGCCACATCGTTCGGATCGGCGGTGGTGCCGTCGGTGACCTGGAGATCCTGCAGGGCGCGGGTGATGAGATCGGCGTAGGTCATCTACTTGGCCTGCTGCAGCTGCACGACGTTCCAGATGGACGGGCCGAGACCCAAGAGGCCGCCGATGGTCCCGATGACTTTTTGCGCGTGGTCGTTCCCTTGTTGATGTTCGTGGTGCATCAACCAGGTCAACCCGGCGGTGACGCCGAGTTTTGCGGCCGTCATCCCCGCCGCGCCGAGTGGGTTCGTTTCGTGCGCGTCGGGATTTCTCAGCGCCGCGTAGGTCGTCGCGAGATCGGCCGCTTGGCCGCCCGCGAGGAGCGCGTAGGGCCAGCGGGCTTCAGGCGTCGGCGCGGGGGCAGGCTGCGCCGGGGCTGGAGTCGCCGCGGCGTCTGGCGTGTACCGCGCGAGCGCGCCGGGACTCAGATCCAGCGGCATCGCGCTAGTAGATCCGGCAGAAGCTGCCGCGCTTGACCGTGAGGGCGTCGCTCGCATTGCCCGTCAACGCCATGAGGTTCACCGTCGCGATGCTCGCATTGCTCGGGGCTTCGATGAAGCCATCAAGGTAGGCGTTGAAGATCGTCGCGATGCTTCCCGGCGTGAACGCCACGACGTTTGCCGCCGTCGTCGTCGTGAAGGTCGCATCGCCATACGCGGTCGTGCCGAGCGCGGTTTCCACGGCGCCGCCCACTTGCGCATTCGTCGGCGCCACGGTCGCGACTTGAAATCCGAAGGCATCCGCGACGGCCGCTGTCGCCTGTGAGTAATACAGCTTGCAGCTAAACGGGATGTTGCGAGCCGTGTTCGCCGGCAGCGTCCACGACAAGCCGGTAATCGTCGCGAGCGAGACGGAGGTTGTTGAAAAGTCGGCCGTCACGAAGGCGACGGTGGGGACGCTGTTCACCGAAATGACGCCGGCTGCCGACCGACCAATCAGTGTGTCCATCCCACTGTGTGCGTTTGTAGTGCTCGCCCAACCGATCGATATGTCCGATCCCTGTCGGATCGCTGTGTAGTCAAACTCAAGCGGGATCTTCGAGGCGCCGTATGTGCTATTCCCGATCGATATAGCCCCGGGATTTGTAAAGAACAACCCCAGCCCCGGCTGGCTCGCAAACGCCACACTCGGCGCACTCGCGGAGCCGTCGGGAAACAGGATCGGCACCGTTGCGACGCCTGCCCCATTGACCGCACTCGCCGGGATGACGATCACGGGCGCCCACTGCGTCGCCCCGCCCGCCGTGACGACACTCGTTTGCGCCTGCGCCCATGTGGGGAGCAGGGCGACAATCACCGCACTGATCCAGAGTGCGCGCCTCACTGCGTGTACACGCAATCGAGTTGCCCCGAGGTCGCGCCCGTCCGAATGGCCTTGAACCGCATGATCGAATCGTGCCCACTCACCACGATCTGATCACCAATCTCAGCGAGTTGCCCCACCGTCGTCGTCGGCGCCGTGTTGTCGTAGGTGAAGCTGATCTCGGCCGTCCGCACCCGGCACGACGCGGTGGTGGCTTGGCGGCCGCCGCCCGATCCGTCGGGTTCGACTTTCGACGCGGTAAAGCCGATCGCGGACGCCGCGACCGTGATCTGCTCGAAACTGATGTAACTGACCGCCTGCGCCACACACGCGCGCTCCACGGACGTCAGGAAGAGGGCGAGGATGCCGAGGGTGAGCAGCCAGTTGCCATGTCGGCGCATCACGCCTCCTCGACGGCGGTGATGGCTTTCGCGCCCTTCTTGCTGCCCTTGACGTCGGTGACGTGCTGATGCGTCGACGCATCGGCCGCGGTGAGTTCCGCGCGCGCTTTACTGGTCATGCCCTGCGCCGCGTGGGCCGCTTCGGCCGCCGCATTGCCAATCGCCTGCTGTTCCTGCTCGTACACCGCCATCGCGGCCTGGGGATCGAGGGCCCAGCCCTGCCCGATCGCGATCCGCTCTTGACCCTCGTCGCTGACGATGCGCGTACAGCTGCGATTGAACGACTCGACCATCAGGACGGCGCGCTCGAACGCCTCAGGGCGCTCGAAGGTGTACGGATTGGGCGCCTGCGCCAGACAGCCGTATTGCCCGTTCGGCAACGCCTGCGCGCGGTAGAGCATCTTCGGGTACGGGCGATACACGTACGGGTTGCCGGGATTGGTCCCGCGGGGGACGAGTTCGGTGCGGTGCTGTTCCCACTTCCGCAGCTCTTTGCCGAGCGCGGAATGCGGGTTGATGACGAGCCCGCCGGGGGCTTCCTCATCGAGCGGGTGCGGCGCGAGATCGAAGTCCATGAATCTCCTGGATTAA